GCAACCTATGCTACAAATTATGTGAAAAGCTTATTTCACGAGGACATCATTTAGTTGATGATGTCGTCTAGTTCTTGATCTCCTTGATGTTATAAGATTTTCACGGGTACAATGTACCCGAATAGGGGCTTGGCGGGCCTAACCCGCTAGTGCGACTCCTACTTAGTGGCCATTTTCTACATATGACAGACAACCAAATCAAACCCGCTATACGCGACTCGATCCCCCCAGGTCGATGCTCGTGTACTGGCTTATGGGCTAGCGCTAAGAAAAACGTTATCGGATATTACATGAGAAAAGTTAGGAAAGCACACAAACTGAAGCCATTCGTGGTCGAGGAAAACACTCCCAAGCAGACGTTCAAGATCAAGGTCAAAAACTGTCTCCCTATGTTTTCAACAAGAGTAATGGAGGATTTAGAGGAATTGCCCTTCTACGAGATGGGAACTAAGTACTCTCCTGCACAACTTAGAAGGAAGGACATTAAGGGGGTCAGCTATTACCAACCTCCTGCCGAGTGTTTGGCTTCAGAAACAGTGGTCGAGGAACCGGAAATTATCCCACCACCTCCCATTGTAGTTGAGGACAAGTTCGACGAGAGCTTTGAATTCTTCAAAAGATCGCACATAAACAAGGTCGTGAAGAAGACGAAGTCGCTGAAAACATACTCTAAACTCACCAATTTCTTAAAATGCAAGTTCTTCATGAGAGCGAGGGACCATACTTTGATCAATACAATGGTCAGTGATGCAAGGATATGGATGATAAAATCAGGACACACTTGCGAAAGTGCCGAAGATTTTAACATCATGACCCAAGCAGTCATTGTGTCATATATGGTCAATGAGCAAGAAATGAGGTTTAGAGAGTTTTTGAAGAACGAGAAGAACTGGGACAATATGGTCCACCTCAACAAGACGGTCGCTGGCGACCTAGGAAAGGTATCCCTCTGGAAGACATATGAGGAGAACTCGCGTTTTAGCAAGTTTTTACCGGACCTTAGGTTCCCACGAGCCGCCCCAGTGGCCGTCTGAGACTCCTTTCGCCGTCTGCCGGCATTTTGCTGCGCCGCCAAGTATGGGGATTTTAATCACCCTGCTGGCCATTTGTCGGTACGTAGTGGGCGCGAAGGGAGCCATAAACAGTCTCACTATATCCAGTTGTTCGATTTCCCCGGACTACAGGAACAGTGTTACTGGAACAAGTGCGCATGCAACGAGTACGACGCGCTATTACGTAGACATGCTTGCGGAGACATCCAGCCTAGAGGCCACTTGTGGCCACAGCTGAGAACCAACTTGATGTGGTTGGCGGATCTAGTCAAGCATGAGTCATCCTACCAGCGCTGTGACTTCAAAACGGTCATGGAAAACACCAGGGCTACAATCAAGAAGCGTTACAAAAACGCATACCACAACATAAGATCGAAACGCATGGTACTAGATTCGACGAATGCTAGGTTGTCTACTTTCGTCAAGTTTGAGAAGATACCAATAGGCAAGATGGAAGAAGGAAAGCCGCCAAGACTCATACAGTTTAGATCTTATGAGTATTTGTATTGCTTGAAATCTTTCATACTGTCACATAGTTTGATGCTTAAAAACACCAAGCTAAATGCGTTCTTTGGGCAGGAATTGAATAGCGTATTCACAAAACTATCCAACAACCCTGGAATGGCCAAACAAATAAGATACTCCTGGGATCAATTTAAGAACCCAGTAGCCGTTTGTCTTGACCATTCCAAGTTTGATGGACATTATGTTCTGGATTTGCTTAATCTAGAGCATGAGTATTGGATGAAACTATTTACGTCGCCGTTCCTGAAGAGGTTGTTGGATATGCAACTCTATAACAAGGGAGTTACGCAGAACGGATTGCGATATAAGCTCACAGGCCACCGAGCTTCTGGTGAATATACCACTTCTGAGGGAAACACTTTATTGAACTATGTTATGATAGTAACAGTCTGCCAGCATTTGGGTATTCAAGCCAGGATACATGTAAATGGTGACGACTCTATAATCATAGCAGAAGCCGAACACGAACAGGCTATAGTAGATTCAGTAGAGATGTTCAGACATTTCAACATGGACACCGGTGTTGAAAGAGTGGCTAATCATTTCCAAGAAATTGTATACTGTCAAGCCTCCCCAGTTAGGAGGATGATAGGTGGAGAGTTGATATGGATGATGACCAAAGAACCATATCGCACCATGTCGAGAGCTTGTTATTGCGAAGATCGTTACGGAAACGCCATGCGGCGATACGTAGCCGGTACCGCGCTCTGCGAATTGGCGGCATCAGCGGGATCACCAATGGTGCAACAATTCGCGTTAACAATGCTTGACAGAGTGCATCGGGTAAGGCCCTTGGGTGGTGTGGATAAGAACCCGGCAAGGTACGCGAACAGCGGCGTGTTAACCGTCGAGCCAATAATAGATGTGACTAGGGAGGATTTCAGCATAGCGTTTGGAATCACGCCACAGGCACAGATATCATTTGAGCAAGACTTAGCCGGGCAAATAAGTTCCCCCCAAGAACTAAACAATTATATTACCCGATATAAATCTTTTCATTTACAATGAGACCAACAAACAAATCCAAGCCCAAATCGGCCGCCGGAGCGCCGAGGGCACGGACAAGACGCTCCAGGAATATGGCCCAAGGCAAGCAACTCGTTAGACCGAACAATGCTGCCGGGGCCCGCACTACAGATCAGGTGCAGCGATCATTGGCTTCTATGGTTTTAGCATCAACCAACAAGGAGCAAGCCAATGCATGGACTGCTTGTAGATTGTCACCATGGGGCTCCAACGCCATGGCTGCGCTGTTACCGGACGGTTCAGGCGATCCTCGAACAGTTGTAGATCATTATGCCTATACTGACATTACCATTAGGGAGGGTCAGAAGGCTGATTTTACTATAGCTACATTGCCGACTTTACCATACAACGCAGCTTTGCGCGTAACTTCAGACGCAACAATATCAGTGTCTGGATCCAACATGGTGGCCCAACCACCAACAGACGGTGGAGCCTATAACTTGGAATTTACTGGAAACTCAGCAACACCATGTTGGGTTCCAATAAATTTCACCAAGGCCGCCAGTCTAACAAACTACAATGACAACCCAATCGGTGTCTCTAGTAGAAATTATATTGCAGCTGATAAGGCCAGAATCACCTCCATGGGATGGAGATTGATATATACTGGCCCAGCCAATGCTTGCACAGGTATAGTTACCGTTTCCTCCTCACCAGTCAGATCAGACGATCCAGTTGACAAAAGCGGTGGTAGAATTACTACATACAATGCTTCAGGAGGTGCGTTGACTAATATCAACACTGGAACAAACGGAGTAAAAGTCTTACCAATTAGGCTGAAACAAGTCCTTGGCACTACTGGCAAGGACTCTATTTCAGCTCGCCCCGAAGTTACTTTGAAGGGTTTGGTAAGACATTCAGCTCCGATTTATAATTGGTGTGATTTGCAAGAGCAATATTCACTGCTAGTGAATGCCGATTCTGGTGTCAACCTGGTGACAGGAGACGTCGTTGCCACAATGGCCAGTGCCCAAGGAGCATCAGGAGTCTTGGCTGACCAGTCGACAGTGTTGTACGGTACCATTAACATGATTGACGATTCATGGGATTCAACCCTTTTGCAAGTCAGTGGTGTTGTGGGATCATATAGATTCGAAACTTGGCAGTGTGTTGAGTACATTCCCCTTACAGAGAGTGCATTCTATGACACAGCTAAGAAGGTTTCTGTAGCCAACACTCAAATAATCGACCAGGCGAACAAACAGGCTGCACAAAAGCCTATAGCCGAGAAGGGCACTGCCTAGCAACCAGAAGCAACCATGGAACCAATAATTGAAGAGCCTGATGATCTATTCGATTATGACACGTACACTAAAGACAATTTCCACGACCGCATGAGAATAGTATTTGAAAGATACTATACCCCGGACATTCTTGAGACAGGTATTCCTGCAAACATAGATCCGTACATCATGGACTATGCAATGTCCCTGTACTTACCACCTAAAACATACCAAACATTACAAAAAGAGGCAGCGTATAACTACGTTTGGTCGAAGTCTAATCAGTCAAATTTGCAGAAAGTGATTTCTGGAAAATTGTCTGCCATGGCTATTGACAAGGCGTTGGAAATCGCAGACCCATTGGTAAGCACAGTTCTAGCCCCATTGAAAATAGCAGCACAACAAACAGGCGCTTGTCCTGGTTCCGCAGACGTAACGTCGTGTCTTGCAGATAGTTTAGCAGCCGTGCTAGTGAAAACAAAACCCGGTTACAAACATCTAATAGAAAACGATGTTCCATTGTCGGCTTGGGCCAACACTGTTGAATTTGTGGAACTAGCCAAGCGCTTCCCTGAATACGTGAAAATGAGAACACGAATTTGGGAAGATGCTATACCTCAAGGGCATAGATGGAGGTACTCAAGTGGTAACGGTGAAAAGAGCGGAAAGGTCAAACCTTGGTGGGTTATCGAATTACAAGAGAAGAAGCTCAACAAGAAGTGGACATGGTTGCCTAGCATCAACTAGCAGTAGCAGATATAGCCATCCGGTAAAGAGTTCTGGCGCAAGTGCAGTAGGGGTACTGTATCTTGGCACGTACCAGACGCCGATCACATCGATGGGTGAACGAACTCCGTAAGACGAGTTTGATCTGACACTACTTGGTGCTAACACACACTACGAACTGAAGGCGTGGATAAGGTTCTCGGGACCACGCACACTACGGAT